GGAGGTAGCGCACCTGCTATGCCATCAGCACCACCTGCATTTAATGTTATAGGTCAAGGAGGTTCAAGTCAATTAGCATCAGCGATAGGAAGTCAAGAAAGCAGACCAACAAGAGCATACGTTGTTAGTAATGATGTTACAACTGCTCAAGGGTTAGAAAGAAATATTGTAGAGGGAGCAACTATATAAATACAAAATAAAATATTAAATACGTTATATTATTATGAGAATTATAGAATTAATTTTAGATGAAGAACAAGAAGATGCAGGAGTTGAAGCAATAAGTATAGTAGAATCGCCTGCAATAGAAGAAGATTTTGTTGCATTAAAAAGTGATGAAATAAAACTTGCTGAAATATCTGCTGATAAAAAATTATTAATGGGTGCTTTACTTGTACCAAATAAACCAATTTATAGAAAAACAGGCAAAGAGGAATATTATATTTATTTTAGTAAAGAAACAATATCAAAAGCTTCACAATTATATTTAAGAAACGGAAATCAAAATAATTCAACATTAGAACATCAACACGAATTAAGTGGATTAACATTAGTTGAATCTTGGATAGTTGAGGATAAAGAAAAAGACAAAAGCAGATTATATAATATGAATGTTCCTGTTGGTACTTGGATGGGCACTGTAAAAGTGAACAACAATGAAGTATGGAATGAATACGTTAAAACAAATAAGGTTAAGGGTTTCAGTATCGAAGGATATTTTGCTGATAAAATGGAGGGTCCGAATGAGTCAGTTGAAGAAAAAATGGAGATTGAAAATAGTAAATTACTTGAATCAATAAAAGACATACTTAATGCCGATAAATAGAAAAAAAAATAGAGGACCCGGAACACCCGGATATATTCCTGCAAGAAGTTCTCAAAACGGAGGACAAAGAGCTTGTTTATGTCCTGATGAAAATACTTATTCAAGAGAGTGTTGTGATGGTTCTATATGGGCACAAGGTATAGGTTCTATAACAAGAACAATATGAAAATACAAAATTAAAATTAAACCACGTTATATAAATAATTATGAAATCTACTGAAATGTTAAACCAAATCAAGACACTTCTAAACATAGAAGTAAAACTTGAAGAATTAAAATTAGAAAACGGTACTATCGTTGAATCGGAGTCGTTTGAAAAGGGTAAAGAAATTTTTATCAAAACAGATGACGAAAAAGTTGCTATGCCTGTAGGCGAATATATTCTTGAGGATTCAAGATTATTAGTAGTTGAGGAAGAAGGTATTATAGGGGATATGAGAGATGTATCTGATGAAGTTCCTGAAAAAGAGGGAGAAGATGGAGAAGAAATTACTGAGGACTTAAAAGATAAAGAACACGAATATGAAGATGATGGCAAAGAAGCTGATGTTCAAGATTGGGAGGGTATGGAAAAAAGAATTAAAAATCTTGAAGATGCTATTGCTGACCTTAAAGGAGATAAGGAAAATAAAATGGAAGAAGAAGAAGTTGAAATGGAAGAAGAAGTTTCAAGACAACCTAAATCAAGAACAATTAAGGAAGAATTTAATGAAGTTGAGGATAAGGTAAAAGAAGAATTATCTCAACCATCAGCAGAGCCAATTAAACATAGTCCAGAAGCTAAAGAATCAAAAAGAAAAAAAGGTTTTTTATATTCTCAAAATAGAATGGGAACTGCATTAGATAGAGTTTTAGCAAGATTAAATAAATAAATAATAATTAATAATAAAAAAAAATGAGTAATTTAAAAAAAGTAAATTTAGCAACTACTGTTAATATCACGACTACTTATGCTGGAGAATTTGCAGGAGAATATATCGCTGCTGCGCTTTTAACTGCAAGTACAATTAATGATGGAGGTATCACAGTAAAAGACAACATTGGTTACAAAGAAGTAATCAAACAACTTGATACAAGTGCATTAGTGCAACCTGCATCTTGTGATTTTGACCCAACGTCAACAATTACATTAACTGAGAGAATTATACAACCAACTGAACTACAAGTTAACTTACAATTATGTAAAAAAGACTTTGTAAACGATTGGGAAAGCCAACAAATGGGATATGGATTAAGCCAAGGTTTACCACCTAAGTTTTCTGATTTCTTAATTGCTCACGTTGCTGCAAAAGTTTCTCAATCAACTGAATTAAACATTTGGAAAGGAGATACAACTGCAAGTTCTAACAATTCATTTGATGGATTTGAAAAACTAATTGCTGCTTCTGCTGCTGCCGGAGATATTCCAGCAGGTCAACAAATTGCTGCAGGTACAATAACTGCTGCTAATGTTATAGGAGAATTACAAAAAGTGGTTGCTGCTATACCAAATACTTTATATGGAAAAGATGGACTTAGAATTTATGTTCCAAGTTCAGTAGCTAAATTTTATGTTCAAGCTCTTGGTGGATTCTCTGTTGCTGCAACATCTAACGCAGGGGTTGACAACAAAGGTACTCAATGGTGGAATAATGGTTCATTAACAGTAGATGGAGTTCAAATCTTTGTTTGCCCAGGTATGAGCGACAATAAAATGTATGCTGCAGAAGTTTCAAACTTATATTTTGGAACAGGATTACTAAACAACAACCAAGAAATTAGAGTTCTTGATATGGTTGATTTAGATGGTTCAAACAACGTAAGAATGGTAATGAGGTTTACTTCTGGAGTTCAATTCGGAATTGCATCTGATATCGTTGAATACGCTTAATATTAACTCAAATTAGGGTAGGTGGGATAAAACTTATCTACCCTTATTTATAAAAAAATTTAAAAAACTATGGCTTGTACAGTATCAACAGGAAGAAGTTTACCTTGTAAAAGTGCCTTTGGTGGAATAAAAACAATTTATTTTGCTGATTTTGGGGGACTTACAGGAGTTTCTTTCACGGACGGAAAAGTGTCCTCATTAACTGGAAGTGTTGCAGGTTGGACTAAATGGGATGTAAAAGGAAATTCCAATTTAGAAACAACAGTAACTTCTTCAAGAGAAAATGGAACTACTTTTTATACACAAACTTTAAATGCTACATTTACTTATTTAGATGCACAAACTCAGAATGAACTTCAAGTGGTTGCAGTAGGAAGACCTTATGTAGCGGTTGAAGATTATTATGGAAATGTATTTTTATGTGGATTTGAAAATGGAATGGAATTAACTTCAGGAACAACAGTAACAGGTTCGGCTCCCGGCGATTTATCTGGTTTTACTATTGTAATGGAGGGAATGGAAGAATCGGCTCCTTACTTTTTAAGTAGCGCAGCTTTATTAACTCCAATAGATGCAGATATTATTGACCCAACTGCATAATATATTATATATTTAAAATTAAGCATCCTTAGGGGTGCTTTTTTTTTACATTTACATTTCTACAAAATAACTTAATAAATACGTTATATAGTTAATGATTGTATTTAATACCAATAGTACTGCTCAAACATTTAAAGTTATTCCAAGAATATATGGAAATCAATTTACTATGTCTATTAGAGATGATAGTACAGATATACCAGTTTTTTATGAAATAAATAATGCAGTAATATCAGGAAATTATTTAACATTCCATCAAGCATTTTCTCCTGTTTTAGTGGAAGGACATTTTTATGATGTTAGATTTTATAGTGATTACAATTTTTGGAATACTAATTATCAATTATGGGAGAATGATAATAGTTTTTGGAATGTAGATAGAACAACTGATGCAACTTTGTTTAGAGATAGAATATTTTGTACAGACCAAGATATAAACCAAATGGAAGATGAATATTACGATTTAAATTTGGATGTATATAAAACATTTAATTCCTTTGATAATACATATAAGGTATTTTAATTATGAAAAAAAATAGAAATAGAGATAGTTTAGGAAGATTTGCTAAAAATAGGTCAGAGTTTAGTTTTGTTAATTTAGCAACTTACACTTCTCCAGAAATTTTAGAGGTTAAAAATAGAGATTGGGTACAATATGGTGCTGACAATAACTATTTTCAGTTCCTTATAGACCGTTATAATGGTTCTCCGACAAATAATGCCTGTATTAATGGAATAAGCCAGCAAATCTACGGAAAAGGCTTAAATGCAACTGATTCTAATAGAAAACCAGAACAGTATGCTAAAATGATAACACTTTT